TTCGAGAAGTCTTTCTACTTCAACAAGATAAAGACTCAGTACGTGCCGTTCGAGATGAACGTCTACTGACTGACGTCCTTGTTAGACCCAAACCTCGCCTCGGCGGGGTTTTTTATTGCCTGGAGTTGGTCAATGAAGCTCAGCTTGATAGTCGCCCAACTGCGCCGGTACAGCCCGAGCTTTTCCGAGCGGGTTGCTGCGGGCATCGATTTTGAGTCGGTGGCAGCGAGCGCGAAGTTGTCCCATCCGTCCGGTTACGTGATCGCAACGGCCGACAAGGCCAGCAATAACGACGTGCAGAACGGTGTGCGTCAGGCGATTACTGATCAGTTCGACGTGGTGCTTGTCCTGGATACTCAGGATGAGCGCGGCCAGGAAGCCGCCGACCTGATCCACGTTTTCCGCAGCGAAATCTGGCGCGCACTCGTCGGTTGGTCGCCGACGCCGGAATACACCCCCATCGAATATGAAGGGGGCGATCTGCTTTCGATCAATCGCAACCGGGTGATCTACCGGTTCGGCTTTTCGGCAGCCTTCCAACTGGGTCGCAACGCGGCCAGCGACCCAGCGGAAACCTGGCACGAGCTCGAGCTCGACGGCTTGCCAGGGTTTACCGGCGCCACCTTCAACATGGACTGCATCGACCCAGCAGACCCGAACCTGCACCGTCCTGGCCCGGACGGGCGCATCGAAGCGAAATTTTCAGGAGATGTAACACCATGACACAGCGCATCACTGTGGTACCGGCGGCAGGCCGCGCAGTGCCCGATCCTGAGGCCGGCGACTTGCTGCCGGACGAGGGCCGGGACGTTCCAGACAGCGCCTGGTGGCGCCGCCGCCTGGCCGATGGCGACGTCACCCGCAAGGCTGATACCCCTCCCGCAAAGGCCGAGAAACCAACGAAAACCGAGGAACCGAAATAATGGCCATTGGATTCAGCAACATCCCGGCGGACTTGCGCGTACCGCTGTTCTACGCCGAAATGGACAACTCGGCGGCCAACAGTGCGTCGTCGTCAATGCGCCGGTTGATCGTCGCCCAGGTCAACGACAACGCGACCAGCGATGCTATCGGCTCCCTGGTGCTGGTGCCTAGCCTTGGCATGGCGCGTGACATCGGCGGTACCGGCTCGATGCTGGCTGCGATGTACGAAGCCTGGCGCAAGGTTGATCCAGTTGGGGAGGTCTGGTGCTTGTCGCTGTCCAACGCCGAGGGCAGCGCCGGTGCGGCCACTGTCACGATCACCGGGGCGGCGACCGAGGCGGGCTTACTGAGTGTGTATGTTGGCGGTATCCGCGTGCAGGCCACCATCCCCAGCGCGGCCTCCCCGGCGACGGCTGCCACGGCACTGGCGGTGCGGATCAACGCCAGCCCGGACCTGCCGGTGACCGCAGTGACCGCCGGCGGCGTGGTCACGCTGACGTGCAAGTGGAAAGGTGACAGCGGCAACGATATCAGCCTGCAGCTCAACCGGCTGGGTACGACCAACGGCGAAGTGACGCCTGCCGGATTGACCGTTGTGTTGACCAAGATGGCTGGCGGTACCGGGGCGCCTGACCAGGTGGCCGCGCTTGCCGCTCTGGGCGATGAACCTTTCGAGTTCCTGTGTGTACCCTGGTCTGACACCGCTACCCTCGACGCCTGGAAAGGCGCTATGGATGACAGCGTGGGTCGCTGGAGCTGGGCCAAGCAACTGTTCGGTCACGTTTACAGCGCCAAGCGCGGAACGGTTGGGACCCTGGTCGCCGCTGGCCAGACCCGCAACGACCAGCACGTGACCGTCCAGGCTATGGAAGTCGGCGTACCTCAACCGTTCTGGGTGCAGGCTGCGGCGTTGGCTGCGCGCTCGGCCGTGTTCATCTCCGCCGATGCCAGTCGCCCGACCCAGAGCGGTAGTATGCCCGGCTTGGACCCTGCGCCGGCCAGCGAGCGCTTCACCCTGACCGAGCGCCAGTCGTTGCTCAGTTACGGTATCGCCACCGCGTACTACGAAGGCGGTTACGTGCGCATCCAGCGTGCGATCACCACCTACCAGAAGAACGCCTATGGTCAGGCCGACAACTCGTACCTCGACAGCGAGACCATGCACCAGTCGGCGTTCATCATCCGCCGTATGCAAAGCGTGATCACCAGCAAGTACGGTCGCCACAAGCTCGCGGACGACGGCACGCGCTTCGGCGCTGGGCAGCCGATTGTCACGCCGAGCACTATCCGCGGCGAACTGATTGCCCAATACGCCCGGCTCGAGCTGGAAGGGCATGTGGAAAACGCTGAGCTGTTCGCCGAGCACCTGGTGGTTGAGCGCGACAGCAACGATTCGAGTCGGGTCAACGTGCTGTTCCCGCCGGACTATATCAACGGCTTGCGGGTGTTCGCTTTGCTCAATCAGTTCCGCTTGCAATACCGCGCTACCGAGTAATACCACCCGCCAACACCCGACCCGCCTTGTGCGGGTTTTTGCATTCTGGAGACGAACACCATGGGCCAATTAGTGGCGGGTACCGCCTACGTCAAAGTAGACGGTGCTCAGTTGACCATCACCGGCGGCGCCGAGGCGCCCTTGATGAGCGTGAAGCGGGAGTCGGTGGCGCCAGGCTTTTACAAGGAAGAGGACCTGGTGCCGCACCTGAAGATCAGTGCGATCTATACGCCCGATCTTGACATCAAAAAAATCACCAACGGCAGGGACATGACCGTCACCTGCGAGTTCAAGAACGGCAAGGTCTATGTGTTGGCCGGTGCCTACCTGGTCGATGAGCCCACCTTGAAAGGTGATGACGGCACTATCGAACTGCAATTCGACGGCATTAAGGGGACCTGGCAATGACTGATCCAATCAAGTTGAGCGCACCTATCGACGCTCATGGCGAACAACTGACAGAACTGACCCTGCGTCGGCCCACTGTGCAGGAAGTGCGGGCCATCAAGTCGCTGCCTTACAAGATCGATAAGAACGAAGACGTCAGTCTCGACCTGGATGTCTCGGCCAAGTACATCGCAGTCTGCGCGGGCATCCCGCCGTCGTCGGTCAATCAGCTGGATCTGTCCGACCTCAACAGCCTGAGCTGGGCGGTCGCCGGTTTTTTCATGACTGCGGCATCAGCACCGTCGACGAGCTGATTGTTGTCGCCTACGACCTGGCCTGGTTCTGGAAGATCGACCCTGAACAGATGATGGCCAGGCCTCTGGATCTTGTCACCGAATCGCTCGTGCACGCACAGCGAATCAACGAAATGCAGAAGGTGTAGCGATGTCAGACAAGTTTCAGCTCAAGGCGTTGATTACCGGCGTCGACAGGCTGTCGCCGACGCTGACCGGTATCCGCAAGAACGTTGCGACCTTTCGTAAGCAGCTCAACAGTTCCGGGTTGGGGAACATCGGTTTCAAGGACGTGCTGCAGGGTGGTGCCTTCGCGGCACCGTTTGTGGCTGGGGCGAAGGCGGCCATCGATTACGAGTCGGCGATGGCTGACGTGAAGAAAGTGGTCAACTTCGATTCGCCGGAACAGTTCAAACAGATGAGCAAGGATGTGCTCGATCTGTCTGAAAAGCTGCCAATGGCGGCCAATGGCATCGCGTCGATCGTCGCGGCAGGCGGCCAGGCCAGTATTCCTCGCGAGGAGTTGAAGGCTTTTGCGACCGATGCAGTGAAAATGGGTATCGCCTTCGACCAGACCGCCGAGCAGTCGGGCGAGATGATGGCCAAATGGCGGACGTCGTTCAAGCTGACGCAGCCCGAAGTGGTGGCGTTGGCTGACAAGATCAACTACCTCAGCAACACGGGGCCTGCAACGGCGCAGCAGGTGTCGGACATCGTTACGCGAATCGGTCCGCTTGGTTCGATCGCCGGCCTTGCCTCTGGGCAAATCGCCGCGATGGGCGCGACTCTGGCGGGCGTCGGTGTGCCTAGCGAGGTCGCGGCGACGGGCATGAAGAACTTCATGCTGGCTCTCACCAAGGGCGGATCAGCGACCAAGCAGCAGGCAAAGGCCTTCAAATCACTGCGGCTGAACGTAAAAGAAGTCGCGAAGGGTATGCAGAAGGATGCTCAGGGCACAATCGAGAACGTGCTCGCGCGCATTGCTGAGGTCGATCCTGCCAAGCAGGCGGGCTTGCTGACTGAGCTTTTCGGTACCGAGTCGGTGGCGGCCATTGCACCAATGCTTACCAACCTGGATCTGTTGAAGAAAAACTTCAAGAGCGTGGGGGATGTAACCCAATACACAGGTTCCATGGAGCAGGAGTACGCATCTCGCTCGGCGACCACAGCGAACGCGCTCCAATTGTTGCAAAACCGTGTGACGCGCTTGGGTATTGAGATTGGTAACGTGTTGTTGCCGCCGATCAACGACGCTCTGGCGGTGATTGGGCCGTGGGTGACTAAGTTGTCGGAAGTGGCCGCTGCTCACCCTGAGGTCATCAAGGGCGTGCTGGGGGCTGGTGTGGCTTTCGGTGTGCTGCGCATTGCAGTGCTGGGCGCAATGATCGCGATGAAGCTGTTCGACACAGTGACAAAAATGTCGATCATCGGTCTGGTTGTTCGAGCGATTGCACTGGCGGCGGGCTTCTTGATCGCCAACTGGTCGACAGTTGCTCCCTACTTTGAAAAGCTCTGGGACCGGATAAAAGGTCCGGCCATGGTGGTCTGGGAGTGGATGAAGAGCGCGTTCGCCTGGTCGCCGCTGGGCATCATCATCGAACACTGGGGGCCACTGTCTGAGTTCTTTGGGGCAGTCTGGGAGCTGATCAAAGCGCTATCGGTGCCGTTCTTTGACTTTCTCCGTGCTGCGTTTGATTGGAGCCCGCTTGGGATGATCATCAAACACTGGGGGCCGATCACTGAATGGTTCAAAGCGCTCTGGGAAAAGCTGAAGCCGATCATCGAACCGATCATGAAGTACTTCGGCGGGGGAGACGGCGGTGACGGCATCATCGCGGCGGCGACCAACAAGGTCAACGCTTTCGCCGAAGCCCAGCGGCAGCGGAACGCTGGGCCAGGTGGTGGTACTGGTGCCCTGGTAATGGCGGCGGCACCACTGGTGGCGAAGAGTCAGCAGGATGCCAACAACGCGGCCACCGGTGTCGACCCTTCGGCACTGCTGCGAGCGCCCGGGCAATTGCCGCCTCCTGGCAGTTTGCTCATGCAGACAGCGGCCAACAACCGACAGAACCTTCAAGGCGATCTCCGCATTCACTTCGATGATGCGCCTGCCGGCATGGTCGTGGACGATGCAAAAACCAATCAGCCCGGCCTGAGCGTGAAGCCCAGTGTCGGACGCCGGACAGTGGGAGCGGGCAGGTAATGGCGGATAGAACTTGGCGTGATGACCTGCTGCCTGCGTCGTTCCGAGGCATCAGCTTCTTGATTGATCAGGCTGCGGTCCCGGCAGGCCAGAAAGGGCAGTTGCATGAGTTCCCCCAGCGGGACGAGCCGTACTTTGAACAGTTGGGAAAGCAGTCGCAAGTCCACAAGATGAGCGCGTGGGTCATCGGCGACGATTGTTTCGTACGGCGTGACAAGCTGCTCGAGGCCCTTGAAGTCGAGGGCCCGGGCGAGCTGGTACACCCGTGGCTGGGGCGGATGCAGGTCAAGGTTGGCGAGTGCAGTGTCACACACTCCCGCAAGGAGGGCGGTGTCGCCCAGTTCGAGCTGACGTTTTACCCCGACCTGCCGCGTAAGTACCCGACAGCCACGGCAAACACGCGGCAGCAGGTGGCGCAGGCGTCGGAAGGCCTGCTGGACTCGGCGCTGGCGCGCTACAAGGCGGCTATGGCAAAGGTGGACGCGGCGCGGCTCAACATCATCGGCCTGCGCAATAGCCTGTCCAATGTCTACAACGTGATCCAACAGCAGTTCGCGCCGCTGGTGGGGCTCTTCACCAACCTCAGTGGCTTCGTGCAGTCGCTGATCAATTCACCGGGTGCGCTCGGGGCATTGTTCTCCGGCTACTTCAGCGACTTCTCCGGGATGAGTTTTTCCAGACCAGGATCCAGCTATCGCGGCACTGTGGCCAGGGCTTCCCAGCACTCCGAGGCTGTGAGCAACATCAACACCGTCAGTCAGGCCAGCGGCGTCGACACCGCGAAAGCGGCCCAGGCCACCGCTGACCTGGTGCAGGACGCGCTGCTGGTGCAAGTCGGGTTGATCATCAGCGAAATGCCGGTTGCCGTGCAGCCGGTGGCTGTGGACTCGGTGCCGGCGATTGACCACCAGGCAGTGGCGCCGGTTGAGCGTCCAGAGGTGCCTGTGGCAGATGACGTCATCGAGCTGCGCGACACACTCAGCGAAGCAATCTGGGAGGCGTCTCTCAAGGCTGACCCTGAGCACTACCGGGCCCTGGCCACGCTACGGCAGGTGGTGGTCAAGCACCTGACCGCTGTTGCCGCGTCAGGTGTCCGGCTGGTCGATATCACCCCGGCGCAAACCCTGCCAGCTCTGGTGCTGGCCTATCGGCGATTCGGTGACTCGACCCGCGAGGGCGAGGTGGTGCAGCGCAATCGCATCAGGCACCCGGGGTTTGTGCCTCCGTTGCCGATCAAGATCGCCCAGGAGTAACTCATGCTTGATGAAGCAAATGCCGTCAGCCTGACCGTTGACGGCCTGGACTTTGGCGGCTGGAAAACCGTCGAGATATCGGCGGGACTGGAGCGTCAAGCTCGTGACTTCACGCTGGGCATCACCTGGCGCTGGCCCGGCCAGGCATTCGCGGTACCGATTCGTCAGGGTTCGAAATGCGAAGTGCGGATCGGCGCTGACCTGGTGCTGACGGGCTGGGTGTTCGCCACGCCGATCAGCTATGACGACAAGCAGATCACTCTGTCGATCTCCGGCCGTTCGCTGACCGCCGATCTGGTTGACTGCGCGGCGGTGAACAAACCGGGCCAGTGGAGCGGGCAGGGTGTGCTGACGATCGTCAGTGCACTGGCGGAACCATACAAGATCAAGGTGCGCAGCGAGATCGCCGAAACAGGCAAGGTGTCCGACCACACCGTCAATCCCGGGGAGACCGTGTTCGAGTCCATCGACCGGTTGTTGACCCTGTTCCGCGTGTTCTCGACAGATGACGCGACCGGTATGGCGGTGCTGGCGAAACCCGGTAGCGAGGGCTGGGCCTTCGATGCGCTGGAAGTCGGCAAGAACATCTTGACCGGCAACGCTGGGCTGGACTTTTCCAGCGTCTTCTCCGAATACCGGGTGCTCGGTCAGCGTAAGGGGACCGACGAAGACTTTGGCAAGACCACCACCGAAATCTCAGCTGTGGTCACGGATGATCGCACCACGCGCAAGCGAGTGATGATTATCAAGGAGTCCGGGCAAATGACCTCGGAGCTGGTCAACGCGCGGGCCAATTGGGAACGCGGCAATCGGATGGGGAAGGCGCTCAGCACCACCTACAAGGTACGGGGCTGGCGTCAGTCCAACGGCGCGCTGTGGAAGCACAACATGTTGGTGCGGGTCAGGGATCCGCTGATCGGTCTCGATCGCGACATGCTGATCGGCGAGATCACGTACTCCCTCAGCGAGAGCGGCACCGTGGCCACCATGGTGGTTGGGCCGCCAGACAGCTTCGAACCCGAGCCGCATGATCGGCGCAAGGATCGCAAATTAAAGAGGGGCGGCAAGGCCGACAACTTCGAATACCTACTCCCTGCTGATTGGAAGCCATCCGAATGAACCTCTTGGATTTACTTGTGCGTGGGACTGTTGTCCTCGGTGATGCGGTGAAGAAAATGCAGACGCTGCAAATGCGACTCTACGCCGGCGAGGTCAAGGACGGCCTGGAACATTTCGAGCCCTACGGCTTCACCAGTAATCCGCTGGCCGGGGCCGAGGGGCTCGCCGCGTTTCTCGGTGGCGATCGCTCCCATGGCGTGGTGCTGGTGGTCGCTGACCGCCGGTACCGTATCCAGTCGATGGCACCGGGGGAGGTGGCGATCTATACCGATGAGGGGGACAAGATCCACTTCAAGCGTGGCCGCATCATCGACATCGAAACCCAGACGCTGAACATCAAGGCCAGTGTCGCGGTGAACTTCGACACGCCGCAAATTACCCAGACCGGGAAGATCGTTTCCCAGGGTGATCAGGTTGCTGGTGGCATCAGCCAGATTCAGCATGTGCATGGTGGAGTGCTGCCCGGCAATGGCCAGAGCGGTGCGCCAGTCGGGGGTGATGGATGATCGACGCCAGCCTGGAAGCCTCGCTGGTCCGTGCTGTGGTGATCAGCCTGTTCACCTGGCGCCGGGCCTCCCCCGATGACCCGATCGATGACGAAGAGCGCTACGGCTGGTGGGGCGACAGCTATCCCAGCATCGCCGATGACCGTATCGGCTCACGGCTGTGGCTGCTGCGCCGCGTCAAGCTCACGGCGGCAACCCGGCGGGATGCCGAGTTCTACGCTCGCGAGGCCTTGCAGTGGCTACTCGATGACGGCCAGGTCCTTGATGTCGAGATCCTGAGCGAACAGGCCGACGTCAACCGCCTGAACCTGCGAGTCATCCTCACTGCCGTCACCGGTAGCCGCCTGGAAATTAACTCAAACCAACTGTGGCAGGTGATCTATGCCGTTTGATACACCTTCGCTGCCAGTGCTGGTCAGTCGGACCCAGAGCGATCTCGCCGGCGATGCCCTGCGGCGCTCCGACGCCCAGGTCCTGGCTCGTACCCTGAGTGGTAGCGCCTATGGACTGTATGGCTACCTGAACTGGATCTCCGAACAGATCCTCCCCGACACCGCCGATGAAGAAACCTTGGAGCGTATCGCCAATCTGCGGTTGAGCCAGCCTCGAAAAGCGGCCCAGCCGGCCGCTGGTAACGTCAGTTTCACCGCTGCGGCCGGCTCGGTGCTGGACGTCGGAGTGGTAATGCAGGCCAGCGACGGCCGCACCTACAAAATCGTCGTGGGCAAAACCACCACAGCGGGCACCAACACCGCCGCCGTCGAAGCGGTTGATGCCGGGGCCTTGGGCAATGCCGACGCCGGACTGGTGCTCACCCTGGTGCAGCCGGTCGAGGGGCTGGCCAGCACCTTTACGGTCCTGGCGCCGGGACTGATAGGCGGTGTTGCCCAGGAAAGCATTGAATCCCTGCGGGCCCGCGTCGTGCGCTCCTACCGGGTTATCCCACACGGCGGCTCGAAGGATGACTACGAAACCTGGGCCCTGGAGTGTCCCGGCGTCACCCGCTCCTGGTGCCGCCGCAACTACCTTGGGCCGGGCACCGTGGGGTTGTTCTTCATGCGTGATGACGATCTCAACCCGATACCGGATGCTGATCAGTTGGCTGACGTCAAGGCTTACATCGAGCCGCTGCGACCAGTGACCGCCGAGTTGTACGTGCTGGCGCCGGTACCGGTACCGGTGGTCTACAGCATTCGACTCACGCCGGACACCACGGCTGTACGAGCTGCGGTCGAGGCGCAACTGCGTGACTTGCACAACCGCGAGGCGGGCCTGGGTGATGCGCTGGTGCTGACCCATATCGCCGAAGCCATCAGCAGCACGGTCGGGGAGTTCGACCACAAGCTGGTATCGCCGAGCGCTGACGTGCCTGCGGCTACCAACCAGTTGCTGACCTTCGGTGAATGTATATGGCTGGCGTGAGAACGGCGGCACAGTACCGTGCGCAACTGAACTCCCTTTTACCTGCTGGGCCGGCCTGGGACCCGGAGTTGGTGCCGGAGATCGACCAGATCCTGAGTGGTGTATCTCAGGAGCTGGCGCGGATCGAGGCGAGGGCGTTCGACCTGCTCAATGAAATGGATCCGGGAGGTGTCACTGAGCTGGTGTCCGATTGGGAGCGGGTCATGAATCTGCCTGATCCATGCATTGGCCTGGAGCCTGTGTTCGAGGATCGTCGGCTGGCGGTGCGTGAGCGCCTGACTGCGACGGGTGGACAGAACCGGGCCTACTTCATCGACATCGCGATTCGGCAAGGCTATCCGCAGTCCAGCATCACCGAGCACCGGGCTCCACGTTTCGGAGCGTCTCGCTTCGGCCGTGCTCGCTTCGGCACTTGGTCTGCACAGTTCATGTGGACGCTCAACACCGGCCCGCGCCGCCACCTGGGCCGCCGGTTCGGGGCTAGCTACTGGGGGGAGCGCTTCGGGGTCAACCCGAGCGGCGCCCTTGAGTGTGTTATCCGCCGCAGTGCTCCGGCGCACGCGCAAGAATTTATCAATTATGGGGTAGGTGTTTAGATGGATTATCCGAAAAGTACACCCAACGTCGGTCTGGTCAATGGCAAGTTTGTGGACGAGAACACCACGACCGGACAAGTAGGCTCGCTGATTCCGGCCGAGTGGGGCAACGCGGTTACTGACGAGCTGCTGAACGTGATCCGTGCTGGCGGCGCCAAGCCGGCCGAGGCTGAGCATGATCAGCTACTAGCCGCTATCAAGGTGATTGTGCGGGACTCTATCCCGCCGGAGAAGATTCGCACTACGCTGGCCGAGTATGGCATTACCGACGCTTACACCAAGTCGGTGACGTACACCAAGGCCGAAATCGACGCGCTGCTTAAGAACATGTCAGCGCTGCCGGTGGGGGCCATGGTGCCCTTCCCCAAGGGCACTGTTCCGCCGGGTTTCCTGGAGGTCGATGCCAGCGTTCAGAGTGCGGCGGTTTACCCGGATCTGGCAACGTACCTGGGCGGGGCGTTCAACAAGGGCGATGAAGGGGCGGGAAATTTCCGATTGCCTGAGTCTCGTGGCGAATTTCTGCGTGGCTGGGATCATGGTCGCGGGATTGATGCTGGGCGTGCTGTTGGGAGTTACCAGATCGATGCGCTCCAGAACATTACCGGCGCCATTGGCGATTTTCCGCGCGGCTCGACAGGCGGCCAAAGCTGGTATGGCACTGGTGCGCTTTCTGTAACGTTGGGTGGTAATGGCCCGGGTTCTGATGGAGCTGGTGTTTCATGGTCGCAGGCTACTTTTGATGCCTCTCGGGTGGCTCGTACATCGACTGAAACGCGCCCCAGAAACTTAGCGGTGATGTGGTGCATCAAGGCCTGGAATGCGCCAATCAACCAGGGAAACATTGATATTGCGGCGCTGGCCGCTCAGGTGATCGCAGCAACCCCGAAAGACTATGTCGCCGGCTTTACCACAGCGATGAACATCGCGGCGCCTACTACGACAATTGACGTTGCGCCAGGAACGGCGCGTGGCTCGTCAAGCCCTGTCTTTTCGACGACGACGATCAGCGGGGTTTTGCAGGCGGCGGGTGCTTGGTCTCCGGGAACGGGCGGGAACAAGCTTGATACCGGCGCGCGCGCGGCGCTGAGCTGGTACCACGTTTTTTTGCTTCGCAAAGTGGCCGGTGGGGAGGCGGACCTGTTGTTCTCTCTGAGTCTGGCCGCGCCGACCGTTCCGCCGGGTTATGAGGTGGTAACCCGGCTTAAGGGGCGAGCCATTAAAACCGATGCATCGAGCAGCATCATCCCTTTCATCAACACGGGGAATAGCACTGACTTCAAGACGATTCAGCAGGATATGCTCGTGTCCAGCGTTTTGACGAATAGCTACACGCTGACAGTCAGCGTGCCGCCGGGTGTACGGGCTCGGGCAAGGTTCTATGCGCGTATGCAGGGTGAGTCGAGCGTCATTTACGTGCGTTCGCCCGAGGCGGCGGTCGTCACATTGGGCAACACCGTGGTGGCAGGTTTCGTCGGTGGCATCGGTACGAGCAACGATGCGACCACAAATGAAAACGTGTCGGGCTATTGCGAAGCGATGACGAGCGCCGCCGGACAGGTCGTGGTGCAAGTCCATGTATACCCCGGATATACCGGGGGGTTTGCCTCGCTGCACACTCAAGGCTGGACTGAGGAGTAAACAATGCCATTTGTTCAACGTGATGAATCGGGCCGAATCTGCGGCCGGTTCTCGAATCATCAGCTCGGCTATGCCGAAGAGTATCTGTCTGATGACGACCCGGAGTTGCAGGTTGGAGCGGTAGATCAGAATGCGGCGGCTGAGCGGACTTGGCGAGACAAGGAGCTGGCGTCGCTGATCTGGTTGCGTGATCGCCATCGCGATCAGCTTGAAATCGCCGGGGATACCACGCTCACAAATGAGCAGTTCAGCGAGCTGCTGGTGTACATGCAAGCCCTGCGCGATTGGCCGCAAGCACCTGACTTCCCCGACAACCAGCATCGACCCAGCCCTCCCATGTGGATCGCTGTACAAACCGGATAAGCGCCCCGCACTGACGGGGCGTTTTCTTTTCTGGCCAGACAGGTATTGATCTGGCCTTAGACCCGTGACTTCGCGGGTATTTTTTTGCCAGGAGAAAAGTGATGACAGTAACCGATAAAGACCGAGACATCCTTGCCCGTACATTGTGGGGGGAAGCCCGCGGCGAAGGCATGGTCGGCCAGATAGCGGTGGCCTGGACGATCCGCAATCGTGTGGACGATGGCAGGGACAGGTCATGGTGGGGGGAGGGCTATGCTGGCGTGTGCCAAAAGCCTTACCAGTTCAGCTGCTGGAACAAAAACGATCCGAACTTTGCTTATCTGAGTGGCACGAAGCAGATTCCATTCCGCGAGTTTGCCCAAGCGCAGATTGCTGCTGACCAGGTGATTGCCGGGAAAGTGCCAGATCCCACCGGTGGTGCCACGCACTACTACGCTACGAGCATGCCGAGCCCACCAGTTTGGGTCAAAGGTGCCAAACAGACCCTGCAGCTCGGCCATCATGTCTTCTTTAAAAATGTGCCATGACTCCTGGCGTATTGAAGGCGGCACTGGCAGGCGTTCTGGCTCTGTTGTTGATCACCGCTGGTGGTGTGTGGAAGGTGCAGGGCTGGCGGTACGGAAAGCAACTCGTGGAACAGGCGGGCCTACACAAGGATGATCTGACTGCCATCAGCAACGCGGCCGCCGCCCAGGTCCGCGCCGATCAGGACAAGCGCCTTGCGCTCGAGCAGCGTTTGGCGGCCAGCGAACAAACCCATTACAAGGAGCTGAGCGATGCCCAAACCAACCAGACTCGTTTGCGTGATCGCCTCGCTACTTCCGATCTGCGGCTGTCAGTCCTTCTCGACGCCACGGATACAGCCGATGGCTGCTCAGTGCCAGCCAATACCGGCGCCGGCGGCGTGGTTCATGGAGAAGCGCGAGCCCGACTTGACCCAGCGCATGCTCAAAGAATTATCGGAATCACCGGCGAAGGCGATCAAGGACTGATCGCCCTGGCAGCGTGCCAGGCCTATGTAAAAGAAGTCTCAACACCGAAGTAAAAGGAGCGGCCGGGCTGCATGCGTCAACATCCAGTCTGGTCGCCGTCCCCGCAGAACGTACCTGCAAGTCCAGCCAAGGCTCCTGCTCTGTGCACAAAGCGCGGCGAGTCTAGTGCCTGTTCATCCCTACAGTAAAGGTCTTGCTCTTAATGTCCTCACCCATCATCCCTTGGATGGGCGGCAAACGCCGCCTTGCCGATCGCCTCATCCCTCTCTTTCCGCCCCACGAATGCTACGTCGAAGTCTTTGCCGGCGGAGCCGCGCTCTACTTCATGCGTCCCCAGGCTGCACCGGTTGAAGTCCTCAACGACATCAACGGCGACCTGGTGACGCTGTACCGCGTCGTGCAGAACCACCTCGAAGAGTTCGTGCGCCAGTTCAAGTGGGCGCTCAGTTCCCGACAGGTGTTCGAATGGCAGAAGATGACTCGCCCCGAAACCCTCACCGACATCCAGCGCGCCGCCCGATTCTTCTACCTGCAGCACCATGCTTTCGCTGGCAAGGTTAGCGGGCAGACATTCGGTACCGCCACCACTGGCCCGGCCATCAACCTGCTGCGGATCGAGGAAAACCTCTCGGCCGCCTGGCAGCGCTTGTCTGGCACCTACGTCGAAAACCTCCCCTGGCTTGACTGCGCCGAGCGGTATGACCGTGCCCACACCTTCCACTACATGGATCCGCCTTACTGGCAGACCGCCGGCTATGGGGTCGACTTCCCGTTTGAGAACTACGAACGGATGGCAGACTTCATGCGGCGCTGCAAGGGTAGGGTTATGGTTAGCATCAACGATCATCCGGACATTCGGCGTGTGTTCGAGGGCTTTCACTTCGAGACCCTGGACATCCGCTATACCACAGCCAATCAGCGGCAAGGGAAGGCCGAGGTGACTGGGGAGCTGGTGATCATGAACTGGGAGCCTTCAGCTTTGGGAGGGCTGTTCTGATTCTAATGTTGTAGTGACGCGGGGTGGTTTATCCGAAGAGCACGGTGTCTATTTCTATTCGTCCTGAGCTGGAGAAAACCAGGGCCAGGTATCTTGACGGACATCTAGTTGAAGCAGGGCAGGCTGGATGCCTTGAAAACAGTGGAGCGGGTGAACACTCGTTATCAGCTTGGAAAGCTGATAACGAGGAATTATCAGCGTTTTTTGGTCTGAGAGGGACGGGCATGATCGAATACCATGACCACTGGCGGCCTCTTCGCGGCCGGATTGGGTTGAGGCTTTTCTGCTGGTTTCGTATCCGGCTTATTGCTGTCAGTCATATTGCTTTCCCCGCTGTCGTAGAAGCCAACCAGAAATATGTCATCACTGATGCGAAAAGGCTATAGGTCGAAAACTCTATCTCCTTGTATGCACTCCTCAGGCTATCTGTTTTTTTTTCAAGATTTTTTCTCGCGTGAGCTACAGCCTCCTGGCAAGAGAGAGCTAAAGAGTTGTACATCGTTAGCACGTCCTCATGCGCGGCGAGCAAATTAGCGTGCTCGCCAATATCCACTCTCGGGCTTTCCGCCAGGCGAATGCTGTTGAAAATCCGAAACCAAGAAGAGAATAGCGCGATGAATGTTATGACCGTTAGACCCATGAAAAGCCATCCGGCAGGGCCGGTCGTGCTTACCGGGGAAATTTTGGATGACGCAGCGTTAATCAGTGTGGTGTAGGCGACGATCACTATACTCAAGATGCTAAGAAAACGGCTGGCCTTTTCGTCCAGTTTCTTGTATCGGTCAAGCTCCTCGTCCAATGCCTTCCGAGAAAGCTCATACAAAAATTTGTATCGTTCCATCCGATGCTCACCTGTGCAACGCTGCCCTCGTCTGAGGTCTCTCAGCTAAGGCTGGGGTGGTTAGATATTAAGGCATTTTTAGGGCAAAACGCAGGCCGCCGTCGACCTATTTACGCCTTGAACCAAGGCTGAAGTTCGTGATGTTCGCGGCCTATGGCAGTCTGGAATGATTGATGATCGAGTTCGAATCCCTATCTGCGTTTACTCCAAGTTCATGTCCGACAACCGCATTCGAAACAGATATTAGCAAGCGCTATCATAACCAGCGCAGAACATTGGTCGTTCTAGTGAGCGAATCGGATTACCTGATCGCTCATTATATTCATTTAAATGCATCAATTAAGAATGATCCATATGCCCATATTAATGTTCCTGATACCATAAATGAAACACCAAATACCTCGTCGGATATTATATTGTCGACCCAGGCCTCCTGCTCTTTGGTTATGATAGCTGTTCCGAACGGTGTTGCGCCTGCCAGTTTGTTATAGAGATTTAATTTTGGAATTTTAAGGTGAAAATTTAGACTGTATTTGATGTTGAGAAACAGGCCGGCGATAGTAACTATTGCACCAGAGCAGGAGAACAATGCTGGAATTTTTGCGAGCACTTCGATGGCAAAAGAAGCGGCAGAAAAAGTAAGGCAGAAAATAAGCGACCTCTTTCTATCGAAGAAAATGTAAATTATCAGCAGGAAAATATACTTTCTAGATTGTGCAAATAAGTTCATTTTTTTTCCTTGTTGTAAGAGTGCTGAGTAAGTAGTGGTTGAACTGGCGAAAACATAGTTTTTGTCAGGCTAATGGGCGTATTGTTATGGGATATATTCAGACGAATATAAATTTTTAATTTCTCGTGCCTGATATTCCATTTCCGGGAATAGAGTTGCTTCTCTGATGCCTAAATGCTCAAGCTCTTTAAGCAATAAGCGTTTATTTTTTGCCAGTATTGTTATTTTCATAAGTGAATTGCCTGCATAGTGATTCTGTTCCATATCTGCAATAGGAATGAATTCCTTCCCGTCAATAAACATTCCTCCGTGAAAAGTAAAAAATCCATGTTGCTGCCGGATTCTAGGATTTAGGTGGGGCGCATTAAATGGAACGATATTGGAAAATGCTCGTTTAATATCTTGATATATGAATGGTATTGGTGTTCCTTCGTGATCTACTGTGTTCGGGAGATTCGTCCGCAATGCTAAACTTTCAAAGTTCTCACTGCTACCTGTAGATAAACCTGTGAAGCGTGCGCGGATAGATATATTGCTTTTAATGTCTCCGATTCTAAATCTATTTAACAGGGTTTCGTCGTCAACCAGTTGGGGGAGGTCGTAAATGATTTTTCTAAAAAAATCACTCCTGGATCTTTCCTGAACTTGCATCTCAAGAATCTCATTAAAACGATAGTCTCTTTCCATGTATGTAGGATCAAATACGTATAGAGCGCCATCCAGGTCTTCGTTTGATACACAGCAGAAATACAACCCAATCAGAAGATTGCTCGACCAGTCGAGTAATCGTGTCGGGAGTCCATAGTGTTGCATTAATGTTAGCCATTCATATGTGGTCTTGTGACTAGATGAATGGTCGGGGTATCTCCGTTTGAACTCTTCAAACATTTTATGCTCGTCAAATTTAACTCCATGTCTCTCACCTTGTCTGAATATACTTGGAAGTAACTTGTGCTTGTGGTCTGATTGGCCGCGAAACCACGTTGTCTTGTGGCTTTTTGCGTGACTCTGCAAAAGGGAAGTGATAGAACTTATTGTTCCGTCAGCAATTACTTCATTCATTGAGGTGCTCCCGTCGGGTGAAATTGCGTATTGGCAATTGTTAGGCTTACCGGCTGCGATCCTGAAATGGTATCGAAGAGGCTTAGCCGGCACTCGAGCCCTTGAGTTTGGCCGAGCCCTGTTTGATGTGGCCGGCGTTTTCACCAATAGTCTCCAGCGCGCTGCGGACATTATCCCCAACCTCTGACGCACCCTGCTGTTCGACTTGCAGTGTCAGCTCCATCAAAGCGGCCTCAAGGGCCAGCTGGTTGGTGTACATCCTCTCCAGCACATCCGACAACGAATAGTCACCTAGCATGGCGTCGACTCCTTTCGAGAAAAGTACAAGCATAGTACCGGTAGTGCCCTTGTCAGGCAGTAATAGCGGCTTGCTTAGAAATTGCTACAAAGCGAGGAGATTAAGGCGGGTTAGCCAAGCTGGCTGGTGCGTTGGAGGAGGGCTACGCCCAATCCATCATTGGCCAGAGGTCTCGGTCTGAGAGCTACACTCCTGGATGCAGATATCGGGGTCTAGCTATGAAGCGTTTGGTGGAGTTGATTGAGGCAGGCGAGCGTTGGTTCAGCAAGCCGTCGATGCATTGAGGAAGTACCATGAGTCTCAAGCTGCGAACGGCCCAGCAGAGGAGGTGGAGCGCCTGCGCCGAGAAGCGGAGTCGCTCTATCAGGCGGTTACGGATTACCAACTGCGTGTGTTAGGTGCCCCTTCGGCAACTCACCACTAAGAATCAGTCGGTCACGAGGATGGGGCAAAAATGGGGCAAACCATACGCCAAACCATGCCATTCAATGCCCGCTATGCGTTTCTGCAAGCGGGCAAGGATGGGCGTTACAGCCAGCAGTCACGGGCATTTCCTACCCAGGTCACCACATACCCCAGCACAATCGGAGTGTGCCCAATCTGTTGCGTCGACCGGTTGAATCCACAACCCATAGCAGTCGGTGGCGACAGGCAGAAATCGGCCAGCAGCGGACACTCAAGATGTCTACGAAACTAGGGGTGATTCATACCGACGTGTTGGCGAGATCGTAAAGCCAAAAAAATGATTTCAATAATCTATGAATGTTAGAGATAATGAAATAACAAAATCAGCCAAACATAGCGATTTATTATGACTAAACAGGTGGCACCACAACAAAATCATTTCGACGGCGACGCTTTGCTTACCATAAGGGAGAGCGTGAGAGCCTTTCAGAAACTCGACTTGGCCTACATCGCGGCCGGTGGAGCAATCGTCACTGCTTTCAAACTCGGCAGCACCGATATCATCGAAATGACAGCACAACTTTGGATCGCGGTTCTAGCCATCCTCGTCTTGCTTGCATATGACACCATCTTAGAGAAAGTCATATTCTTGGACTGGATCGCCTCCCAACAACAAAGCGGTAAAAGACTTTCCAGCAAAATAGTTATAGGAGCCATCTCGGCACAGCCAATAATTCATCTAGCATTCATCTCTATCTTAGTAACTGGCGGCTTGGGCTACGCTCTAGGTTCCAACAGCAGGATACAAATCTACAAAGGCGAAGCCGCCATTCAAGTCGCCGTCGAACATTTTCTTATAAAAGAAAAGCGTCTACCGAGCAGCATTGAAGAACTGGAAAGTAAGTCCCCATACACGACAAAATATTTTGAATTGATAGGCCGATCAGAAATTCGAATCGAAAGCTCCACTGACGCTGTAGAAAAATATCGCATAACGTTCCCTGGAAGGGATGGCAAGATTGGCACACCCGATGATGAAACAGTTACTGCTGCGATTAATCTTACAAAGATGTACGAAGAGATGAGGTCGAGTAAAAAAGGAGATTGAGCCGCCAACCACGGCAATGGAGCGGGTCGTAGTTAGCACCAATTTACAACCCTAATTGCGGAACACATCCAAAAAGATGCGGAACACTTCACTTTTTTGCGGGCATATTGGCCGATTTTTGCCACTCACGACAGGCAGAAATCGACCGATTCTGTTGAAAAAGTCGGTTTCGGTTTTCACGACAGAAAAATGCGCGTCTGAGATTGAAATCCGTGTCTTGAGCAGGGGGTGCATGACTCAGATTTCACGTAGCAGCGTGCAAAAATGACGTTTTCACCGCTCAATACATGGACCGTCGGCCCTGGTCGACTTTTTCAACAGAATCGACCCATAGCAGACGGTCGCCTCCAGCCAGTGTTCAGTTTGAACAAACCGGCCGCTCACCCAAACGTTCTACCAACCTTACGAGATAGCCATCGGGATCCTGGACGATGAATTCGCGCTGGCCGACTTCTACATTGTTAGCCCGATACCAAGTGTCTTTACATTCTCGATTAAAGTGGAAATCCAGCCTGACCAAGTTTTTCGATGATGGGGGCGACAGCCTCAACGTCAATCTGAAGGTTGATCCCTATTCCAAACGGCTTAGTCAGGGCCGGAAGGACGGTAGGAAGCCAAATCGATCGTCTGGCTTTTTTATGCCGGCGATTTGCTTGGTCGCTCAAGACTCAGGAGTTTTCAACCGCCTTTGGTGCTGTGGGAATGGTGTGGTGGTCTGGTCCTACTGGTAGGATGCCACCACTCGAATTTTGGAAGGGATACCCCTGTGAGCTTGAAGCAAATCCTATGGTCCTTCGGGATCGTCCTCGGTGCGTTCGCGCTCATCATATTTGGTTTGTATTGGTGGAAACTCGGACCGATCTCAACTGACCATGCGGCTTGGAGTAGCTTCGGATCATTGCTCAGTGGTGTGTTTACCATCGTAGGTGCGGGGGCAACGGTGGGTACGCTCCTGTTCCTAGGCAAGCAGAACCGTGACATGCAAGAAGTCACGAAAGCTCAGATGGCCACCTTGACCTTTGAGCGGTACATCAACCATCGGAAGCTGTTTCTTGAGAGGTTGGAGGAGCTTGAGGTGAACTGTGGAGGTGTCTTTAAATTTCGAGACCCGACGCTTCTATATGGCTTTGTTTTTCCGAACAACTCTTTACACAACTGTGAGCTTTCTGTCGTGCCAACCTATGACCAAATAGGAGCAGGTACAAATCACATTGGCAAGATGTATTCACAAGTTTCAGAAATAAAATTGCTTTTAGCTTCTTCCTCTGTTGATTCATCAGACTGTCTTGAACTGATTCGTCACCTGAATAAGCTTTGTCACGAAGGGTTCATGATTTTTAATACGTCAACAGAGCGTGAAGGCGATGTCTTACTCAATCGTCAAGTACAGTGCTTCAACATTTATCTGTTGGCTTCTTTTTTAGAAATGGCTGTTAAGATCGCTAACCTGTTTTTTAGGTTTACTAATAATAAAGACCTAGATGCTGGCGATTTTGAGTTTGATTCGGATGTTTGGCGCGAGGCTTTTATTAAGACTTTTTATCTTTCTGCTCAGGACAAAAATTTGGGAGTCGGTCGAACGATTGGGTGCTTGAATGATTTGGCTTGGGTGCGTGAAGCTGTTAGTAGCATTAAAGAAAATGATGAAGTTTTATTTCCTGAAACAAAAAAACAGCTTGACTTTAGATTCGGTTCGCTTCAGCGTCTTGAGGAGCTTAAGGTTGATTCCACTTATAAGTATTTTGTAGATTTGTGTTTGAAAGATATTTATAAGAAGTATGAAAAAATGTCAGGTGGTGAGCATTTCAAAACAATTGGGGATATACACAGCAAGCTTTTAGTAATAAGCAATGCGCTTACTCCTAAAAAGTGAGCTATCTGATAAGTAGGCGTGAAATCTAGAGTTTATTCGAGCATCAACGTAGGCGTTGGAGGCGTGATGGGAACCCTCTGCCACCGAACCAGCCGAAGAAACAAAGGAAAATTAAGATTCCTTAATGGATGCGGCCTCAGAATGTTAAATGGGCAAGGGGTTTTAGAGATTTACCTCGTTTCAACGACCCCTTTGGGTCGAGATCGGTCTATCGAGAAATTTTATATTGACCATTGTCTGGCTTGCCTGGGTGTCTCCTTTAGAGAAAAACCCAAGCATAGCAGCGGCAGTGGTGAAGAGGTTTAGGGCAAATTTAGGGCAAATTCAGGGCCGCTATGGACCGCAGGACGCCATTAGCAAAGGAAGAAAACACCGTATTTTCTGGTTTGAGGCGGTCTACAGGGATGCAAGAAGGGGTTCGAATCCCTATCTCTCCGCCATACATAAAAAAGCCCCTGAAATCGTGAGATTTCAGGGGCTTTTTCGTTTCCGATCCGCAACGGTTTTACCGCTCTATTCCCTGCCCCTCACGAACGCCAGTAGTTGTTGGCCGCCGCGATCACGGCGAATTCCGTGGCCACGACCTGGCCGATCTGGATCAGCATCGCCGCATCGTTGGCGTACACATCGCGCAAGCGGTTGCGCGCGGCTTCGTCCGGCTGCGTGGTCTTGATGACCAGGCGCGACATTTTGATCGCCAGTTGCCGACCCTCTTCAGGGGTGGCGGTTATCAGGGTGTTACCCGGTATCAGGCTGGTGCTCATGCGGTGTTCACCTGTGGTGTTT